TAGTAGCTGAATTAAAATGTACTTCTAAAACATAATCATAGTTAGCAAAATTAACTTGTAATGCTCCTGCTCCTATATCTGCATAAGCATTTCTTTCTATAGGATATACATCTACAGATACACCATCATATAATCCAAATTGAACCTTTAACATTTCTACAACTCTTCTTGTTTCAGTTGCTTCTACTCCATAATTACTACATGCTCCTGGATCTCCTGCACCATGTCCTGCTATCAATAATATTTTCATAATTCATTCCTCCTTTTATTTAAAATATATAAAAGAACAGGATTACTCCTGTTCCTTTATTCATTCTTATTTACTTGTTTCAATAGTTGATTAGTATAGACTGCTGCTCCAGTTACTAAAATACCTTGTATTACTGCATTAATATTAAATCCTAATAATGCTACTGCTCCTGCGATACCAAACACAAGTAATATTACTGGGATATACTTATCGCCTATTTTTTCAGTCCCTTTTAATATTAGACCTATAACATACAAGGCAGGCACTAATATTAAAGCATTCTCGATTATAAATTTTACAAATTCCATTTTATTTCTCTCCTTCTATTCCATCTATTCTTTTATGTGCTGATTTTGTACTTGCTTCAACCATTGTTAATCGCTCATTCATTTTTAACATTTCCCTATCTCTTTGCTTATTATCTAGCTTTATATCATCAACTCCACGTGATATATAATCCAGTTTAGCTTTTGTTTCTGCATCTTCTCTTGCATCTTTTTTTATATCCTTATCCCTATTCCTACTAAAGGTTGCAATTCCTATAATTGCTCCTAGAACACTACATATTAATGCTATACTTATCTCCTCCATATCATCACCACCTTTCACTCAAAAGAGCTTCTCGGTCATTGCCTGTCAGAACTCTCCTTCTTTCTTAATTTTGAATATAAAAAAGAGACTAGATTCCTCTAATCTCCGATTGACATTATTCTTGTCTTTAACTTATTATTGTTTTTAGTAGTTAATTATTTTACCAGCTAGGCTTTACATACTGCTTTCCTAGCTGGTATTTTTTTCATTTAAGTTAGTTCGCAATAGTTATCTTTTTAACATAAATCTGCTATTTACTTTTGAATTAAATTACTAAGCATTTTAAAACGAATATAGTTTATTTATCTCTTAATAACAATATATTATCTCTAATATTCGAAAGTCTTGGTCCTTTCATTTCTGAATCTGTAGCAATTAATTTTAATGCAGACCTTACAAATGGCACGTTTTCTATAACAATTGGATTATGTTTCTTTAAACTAGTATTAATTATTATATTACTTTTACTTCCAATTTTCTCACTTAGAAATTGGTTAAATTCTAAAACAGGTTTATATTGCTCATCACCAATACCAGTATATAAATACACTTTAGTATTTATATGATTTCCCTCTTTATACAAGTCTTCATTAAAAAAAATATTATTGAAATATTTTTCTATTTCTATATCTTGTTGTGGAAAAAACAGACTTTTATATTTTTCTAAATATTTATCAATATAGTTAACAGGATGAATTTGAGGTACAAGTGAGAAAACTCTATCAATTTTAGGGTTAATCAATCCATATAACAGAGCTCCTACTCCACCTTTACTGCTTCCAAATGCAGTTACTGACTTATAACCTTTTTCAATAATAAGTTTTTCTAACTCTTTGTTAAATTCTTGAATTATACTTTTTCCTGAATCAATCATATACCACCCATAACTACTAGAAAACTGATCTTCAATAAAGAAATAATCCGCATAATCCGTTTCACTAAACTTATACCATGAGTACTTTTGATGTTTAAGGTTTAATTCTTCCTTACTCATCTTACCATCAACTATACATTCAAAATCTTCTTTCGAAAGCACTCCAGCAGCTTGAAATACAATTACTAAATTTTCAGAATTATTATTAACAAATTTACCTTTAATTAATTTCGTATTTCCCATATCTTCTTTATGTACTTTCCTTTTAAATAACTCATTTGTTGTCATATTATTTTCTCCTTAAAATAAGATAATTTCTTGTTAATATTTATAATTATATACTAAAATTATAATTTTGAGGATATATAATTTTTATTGTTTAATAATGCTAACTCAAATACATATCATTTGTCGCTGTTACGTGTACATCTAATGTGTTTATAATAGTTATCCATGAGCAATTATGCTATTGGGTAGATAACATTAATCACCAATATATTACTTGTTACATTTCCAGAATTCACAAGATTAACAGTACCATTAGGTGAAATATTTAACACAGGTTCTGATGATTGAACGGCACTTGTACCACCCATAGTTAACTTATGCCTTTGAGTAACAATAGGTCTATAACCAACAGGCATTGTTGTTATTTTTGTTGTATCTAGTGTATCTTTTTTTATCCATCCAGTTAAGATACATAAATTACCTTCTATTCTGTATTTAAGAGGTATACTACCACTTGTTTCCCAACCATTCTCATAAACTGAATTTTTCCATTCGTAGATAGGTCTTCCTAAAATTTGTCCACCATTTACTTTAGTTTCTGGGTAATTCGACTTATCAACATGCCATGCTACATCACCATTTTTAGCTATATGTCCACCATCTGCGTATAATGCCCTATTGCATTGTTCGCCTATAGTATTATTAAAATCTACTCTGACACTACTACCATTTTGAGAATAGATACAAATGAATTGATTACCAAAATAAGAAGTACCAACAGATCCATTAGAACCATCCCATTCAATTGTCCTCTTAGTTGTATTCAATAAATTAATATCAAATCTACAACGACTAACTGAACCATAGATACAACGACTAAAAAGCATAAATGACCTAGTTTCCATTGTGTAATTTATTTGCCCAAAATCTTCGATATGAACATACCCCATTATATCGTAAAAACGAACAGCTTTAACTCTACAAGAAATATCTTCATTGACATCTGGTTTATCACCATAACTCATAACATAAATTGAACCACCTATAACCCCACTAAGATATGGTTCTTCATCATATGTTCCTGGTGCACAAAAAACTGTATGCCTATTGTTTATAACCTTAGGTATAGAATCAAAAGCTCTTTGAATTGTTTTGTATGGATTATCTATTGTACCATTTCCAGTAGTATCATTACCAATATCACAATTAACATAGATATTAACATCTTCATCAGTCAATCCAACAACTTTAGCATTATGTTCCAATGACGCATTAAGTTCCTTAACTTGCCCTGTAGTCGCAGCTCCTCCATTTTCTATTAATTGTTTGGTTTCTTCCTTAACTTGTCTAGCCAATTCTATTTTATTATCTAATACTTCTAGTATAGTTACAGTATTGCCACTTTGGACTGCTCCACGAATAACACTTCCAACCACTTCGAGAGTAAAAGAAAAAGTAGTATTCTGTTTACTACTCGCTACTAAAACTATTTCTATTTTTGTTTCTCCTGGCACTCTCGTAAAATCTTTTACGAGATTAGCTATAATTTTATTATTTTCTTTAACTATATCTGTATTCTGAATAATATAAGTATTATCCGCTTTTAAAGCTTGTATAGTTATTTCTTTATTAGTTAAATCTAATTCTAATCCTTTATCATGTATAAATGCTTCTAGCACTAAATCATCATTTTGTTTACATTTAGACACTAAATAATTTTCTTTTGAAGTATCTAAATTTATACTTATTTTACTAGCCATTATCTTACCTCACATTTAATAATTGTTCAAGCTTTTCTAATCTAACCTTTAAATTTTCATTTTCATTTTTTAACTCTTGAAAATCTTTTACTGTAGGTTGCTTTATAACTCTTCCTTCTTCCTTAGCAGGTAATCCTTCTACAACTTCAAACTCTTTAGTTTCTTTATTGTATTTAAGATTATAAGCATTGATATTACCTTCCATATCCTCTATAGCATAGCAATTAGGAAAGTAATCATCCGGAATTATCTCTCCTTCTCTAATCTCTAGTATTTGCTCTACCATATCAGTTTCTTTATTTATAAATACTTTATTCATATAATCACCTTTTACCTTTGTGTCCAGTTAGTCCAAGTACCATTAACCCATGCTCTTTGATACATAGTATTAGCGAAGTCAAATGCTATTTGTACAAAATCTGTTTCTCCCCACTTTAAATGTAAAATTACTCCATAGCTTGAAGGAGCTCCGTTAGAGCCAGAGCTATATGCATACCAACCACTATCATAAAATACATTTAAGTTGCTAATTCTCTTTGCTGTAGCTTCTATCGAACCACACCAACCATCATGATGATATCTATGTGATGTAGTTCCTGTGAAGATATCTGATACACCTAATATTTTATTACCTGCCATACTTAAATTTTTATACAGATATGCTTGAACCCCAGCTTCACCAACAGCTTCTACAATCTCTAAAACTTTAACCTTTTCTGAACCTTTAATATATCCTAACATTGTTCCGTTATCACCGAATAAAGCTAAAAGTCCACCAGCTGTGTTATAAATTTCATGCGGACATTTACTGTCATTCGATTCTAAATAAAAAGTTTTCATGCTAGCAAGCCTTGTATTCTCTAGAAGTTGTATCCCTTTAAAATTTCCTAACAATTGATTAACTATTTTAGATATTCTTAAAACAGGATAAAAATCTGTATTACCTTCAAAATCCTCACTTTCGGTAAATCCAATATCTATGTAATCGCCATCTCTTGTATTAACTATAGATAATCCATTTATAGTATTGTTTTGATTATATTTAGAACTTCTTATACCCCCAACCACTTCTCCATTTGTAGCAAACATAAGACCACCTTGATCCATTTCTACACCATAGCCGTTTAGAACATTAATTATCTTACCTATTATTTGCATTGTAAGACCATCATAAGATAAATTTCCATTAGCATAGTCAAAAGTACCATTATCTAAATTTATCCACGAAACACCATTAAAACTTTTTAATAATCCAGTTTTTATTAATCCCGCATTTAATACACCTGTAGTTATAAAATCCGCAACTATTTGTCCATCTTGAGTTATAGCAGTCCCAAACTCTCCATAATAACCTGTTTTAGAGTGACCTAAACCTCCATTATTAAATCTCCAAACATTTATCATAGTGTTTATGTCTTTTGTATCACCTATAATAATTTCATTCTCTCTAACTATTACATAAGAATTTTTAAGTCCACCTTTTATTAAAGAAGTAGCATTATCTTTAGCTAGTTGAAGGATAGTTTCTGTACTATCCATAGTTTCTAATTTTTCTACTATTTGCTTAATACTTAAAGGCTTAACCTCTATATAATTACTTAGCTTAATCTCCTTAGTTTTTTGAGCTAATACATCATACTTTTTACTCATAGCCCTTACTTTTATATCTACATTCAACTTAGGAATATAAACTCTGGAAGTATCACCTATAAACAATCTTTCAGCTACTACATAGTTTTTATATTCCTCTGTCTTTTCTAATTGAACAAAATTAATAATGTAACTAGCCTTAATTTTATCTATATCATTTTTAGAAAACTCTTCTTCTATTCTTCTATCTAATTCAGCTTGAGCCTGCTCTAAAGTATCATAACCTTCGTCATTATATTCATCTTTAACCTTAACATCATCATATTTAATTACGCTGGTGTATATTCGATTATAAGCGCCTATAAGTGAACTATCTATATAGTTACCTAATATTCCATTGTAACCTTGTCCTCTCGCCCTAGTGACTAGATTATCTATATTAGAAGTACCTTTAAATCCAGTAAGATTTTTACCTTCTCTTATGCTAAATCCTCTATCTCTTCCAATACGCTTATTAATATAAATAGTATAACCACGCCTTTGGACTTCCCCACCCCAACGATTTAAGAATGAGTTCTCATTATCGTGTAAGGCTTTATATAGACTCATGCGTTGATAATAAGCAGTTGCAATAGCATCTATATCTGATACTATTTGTATTTCTTTTCTACCTTCCGCATTATCTAACATCCAACTTACAGCGGCTTGACCATTTAAGTTTGTAGGCCTTACATCTTCTAGCCATAATGTTAAGGAATCTGAAATAGTAATTTGCCTAGCAACTACATCTATATACCTAGTTCCTACTGTAACTTTACTTATTCTAAAAACTTCATTTCCATAATCCACTAGAACTTTTAAAATAACTTCTTCTTGTAATAGATCCTGAAGATTGTCTTCGATTAAGAAAGTTGCATCTAAAATATAATTACCAGAGCTTAAATCTTCATCAGGCTCACATTTAATACAATATTTATCTAAAGATTTACCATTGCTACCTAATACTTTATTCTTTTCAGTATAAGAAGGGAAATAAGCTACTTTTATTTGTTTTTTCATTTATATCCCTCCTAACACTTATATTTTGTAGTATATTCAACAATTATTTTTGTTACATTTCCAGTATAAGAAATTGCATTTATGCCTTTTTCAAGCAAAATAAAATCCCCCGAGGTATCATCATCCTTGGAGGTTTTATCTTTATTTCTAACTTGTAGTAAATCACTATCAATTTCTACATAGTCAGCAACATTATTAATTTGCATTGTTTCACTATTTACAGTTAATTGTATATTCTCAGTTCCATAAACCTTTATTAAAGTATCTCCTGGAGCATTTCCATTGTAATAGATTTTATATCCACTAGAAGTTATTTCATGTACTGTTTTCTCAAGATCTTGTGTAAAAGGCTCACATAAAAAAGTAACATCAAATTCTCCTATAGTCCTAAATTGCTTTTTTATATCTTTAAAATTAACCTTTTTAACCTTATAACACCTATCTTCTCTACCAAAGATAAGTCTATTATCTTCTATTTCGGTTAACCATTCGTAAATTCTTTCAAAATCAATATCTATTTGTGGAGATAGAATCGTAAATGTAAAAGTAATTTTTTTATCAGGATACGTTCCTTTATTTATTATTAAACTACCACTTCTACCTTCAACTTGTATTTCTTCATACTCTTCATTTGTTATCGGGATAGAAGGATATTTTTCTAAATATAAATTTAAATTCAAACTTCTATTTCCATTAAAATACAACTCACCTTCTTTTAACATTTACTTACCTCCCTTCATAATATTCAGTTAAAACATCTTGGTTAGGGGCAACAACTTCTTGAGTAAATTCTTTACCATCAACAATTAACTTAGCTTCTACTATTATAGGTCTTTCCTTTGGATCATTATCCTCTATATCAACTCCACTTAAAACATTATTATGAGTTACAACTCTAGCAGTAGTCATAGCAGTTTCATAATCTACTGTAGTTTGCATTTTAGCAACTAAATCACTCATATTAGAATCAATATCTTTCTCTAGATTAGGAGTTTCTATATCAATTCCAACTCCAATACCTTTAACGATATTCGTACCTATTAAATCTCTCATTCACTTTGTTATCCTAAAGGTTTTTTATCCTCTAGTTCTTATAGTTTCCTATAAGGTCGGCATATCTTTTCAACCACTAAGGTTGTCGGGAACTCGTGGGAGTATTATATTCTAAACTCTTTCAATAAAAAAGAGCCTAGTTTCAACTCCTATGCTCTGCATGTGACTATGATTTTAAACATAGCCTTCCATTCGGATTAACGTAAACTATACTTTTCTTTATTTGAATAATAACTATTTCCTTTAATAGATTTTATTAATAAGTATAATTCTTAGCCTTCCCGATTTCTTTCCCGATGTTTACTATGTTGTTACCAACATAGGGGGCAATATTTTACCCTACTAGGACTGTGTATGCCAAAAAATCCTTTAATACTACTTATAACACTATCTGCAAAACCACCTATTAAGTTTAATATCCACCCAGTCATATTTGAAATACCATTCCAAATACCACGTATAAGGTTTTTACCAATACTAGATGCTTCATTCCAACCAAATATATTTTTTATACCTTGTATAGCTGATATAGCTACATTTTTAGCCGCTTGAAGTAAGTTACCTAAAGAACTACTAATACCATTAGCTACCCAACTTATTAAGTTTTTACCTATACTACCCCCAGCACTAAATATTCCCTTAATTCCATTTATAACACTTTCAGCTGTAAAACTAGCAATAGCTTTTATATTAGACACCATACTAGTAATACCTTTACCTATGTTTGCAATTAAATTAGAACCTATTTGCCACCAATTAAATAGGGTAAATACATTAACTATTGCCATTATAATTTGAGGTATGTTAGCTATTAAAGTAGGAATACTATCTATTAAACCTTTTACAAGCATTAATAATATATCTACACCTGCTTTTAAAATCTGAGGTAATGCACTATATATGGCATTAGAAAATTCATTAATTATTCTTGGTACCTCACTAATCAATGTAGGTAATGCGGTTACTAATCCTTCTACTAAAGCTAATATAATATCTATTGCAACATCTAGAATTAAAGGTAAATTTTCTATTATCATATCGCACATAGAAATTACTAGATTAACTAAAGTAGGTATTAATGTAGGTAAATTCTCTGCTATCCCTTGTCCTAAAGTTATTAATGCTTGTAAGCCTACTTCTAATAACATTGGCATTACCTCTATAACACCATTAACTAAGGACATCATTATATCTAAAGCTGTATTTATTAAAGATGGTAATCCTTCTTGTATTCCGCTTATTAGGTTTTTAACAATATCAATACCACTATTCAACAACTCAGGTAAAATGTTATTTATTAGTGAAGGTAATTCTTGTACTAAACTATTAAATAATTTTGTAATTCCGCCTATAGCTATTTTTATTCTAGGTAATATATTTCCACCAAAAGTTTGTAAGCTATAAACTAAATCATTTACTAAGTCATCAAAATTTTCCGTATCACTGGCCATTCCTGTTAATATATTAGACCAAGCAGATTTAAGCATATTAAAACTTCCGCTAATTGTAGTTGCAGCTTCTTTTGCTGTTGTACCTGTAATTCCCATTTCATTCTGAATAACATGAATCGCTTCTATAATATCACTGAAATTACTTATATTGTATTTAACACCGCTTATCTTCTCAGCTTCTACTAATAATCGCTGCATTTCTTCTTTAGTTCCACCAAAACCTAGTTTCAAGTTGTCTAACATAGTATAATTCTGTTTAGCAAATCCCTGATAAGCATTTTGTATCATTTCCATACTAGTGCCCATTTTATTAGCATTATCCGACATATCAAGAATAGCTTGGTGTCCTATTCGTGCTGCTTTTTCTGTATCACCGCCAAGCCCTTGTAATAATGAAGCCGAAAACCCGGTAATAGTATTCATATACTCATTTGCTGATAAACCTGCTGTTTCATAAGCATTGGCAGCATATCTTTTAACTAAATCAGCACTATCTTTGAATAGTGTTTCAACCCCACCTGTAAGTTGCTCAAATTCTGCATATTGTTTTACTGATAAAGTTGCCAATCCCGCTACAGCTGCACTTGCAGCAGCTACTAATCCTGCTATCGCAGTAGCTCCTGTTTTCGCTAAACTTCCTAATTTCCCACTTAAGCTTTTTATATCTTTTTCAGCACCAGCACCATCTATCTGTGTATCTATAATAATTCTTCCATCAGCCATTTACTCACCTACTTTCTTTACAAAATAAAAAAAGCAGGCATTGGCTCACTACTCAATTAAGGTGTGGCTCTAAGCTCTGTCTTTACGATTAATTTCTAATTTATTTATTTTTTTACAACGAGGGCATTTTATTTCCCCTCTTACTATATCAGCTTTTAAAAGCAACTGATTACAATTTATACAACGTATATCTTCTATTTAAATCACCCTCTTAATTTCAATTAAAAAAAAGCACTTATACAGTGCTTTTAAAGTATTTTACTTAATATTATTTTATTTATTGTTTTGGTAGAATCAGTAGGTACTTTTAAATTTACACTTTCAACTTGGCTACCACCTAAAAATAATTTAATATCTGTATCAAAATCCCCTATTCCTGCTTTTATTATTCACTATTATAGTATAAATATGGATATCATTACAATACTTTACTTAAATCTCCACCATTTAATATAGCTTCTTCTATTTCTCTTAATTTCCTATCTTCATCTTTAGATATAGGTATTTCATATAAATTTTTCATTTTCTTATAATAAGCTTTCTGTTCTTTATCTTTAATTTTAGATAAATCTATACTTCTATATTCCATTATCTTTACTATCTTAATATCCTCTTTTAAGCTATTAAACATAGCCTTAAACTTCCACCAATGAAGGTATTCTATATCTTGCAAATCAATGTTGTATTGATCCATAAATGCAGCATAAATATAATCATCATCATATTCAAAACTGTAAATTTGAGTGACGCTCTTACTTTTACCCTTTGCTTTTGATTTCTTTATCTCTTTACCACACCTATAAAACCATAACATTTGCTCTATTGCTTCATTGATGTTTTCCGGTATAACTGGATAATAAAGTTCTAAAGCTGTTATAATTTTATCTTCTGCTCCTATAGAACTATCTTGCATTAATAATTCAAATAAAATAGAAGTACGAAAATCACTATTAATCTCGTAATTCTTATTATCAATTTCTACTGCAATAGGTAGTAAATCAACTAGTATATTCATTATTTTTTAGCACGTCTTTGAGCTCTGTTAGGAGAATATTTATGAGCTATTTTTTCAATTTCTACTCTTTGTTCATTTGCTTGGTCAACCAATTCGCTAAAGGCTTTTAAGCATATTTTTAAATTAACTCTATTCCCAAATACCTTTTTATCAGTTCCTTCTCCAAACATAGTATTAAATACGTTAAAAATAGTTTCACATTGAGTTTTAACAACTTGTGTCATACTCATATTCTTATTATTTTCTTCTACTTTTTTTAACTCCTCCATGGACTTATCATATTTTTCTGCCACTTCTAAATCATAGAAATCTATATCTTCTAACTCAACACCGTTAATTATCATTCAACATTCCCCCATTTCTATTTTATAGTCCAGCTATTTCCTAATGTAGCAGTCTTTAAAGCTCCATTATCTTTAAATGTAAATTTATCTAAATCAAAAGGAACTCCTTTAAATTTATCTTCACTATCATTGAACGTTATTCCTGGCACAGATATTTCAGTTATTGAACCAGTATTAGCATAAGCTACATCAACAATCTTCTTAGTAAATCCTTCTTCAAATGTCTTTGTAGAAGTATCAAAAGTTCCTTCAATTGGATCACTTTGTCCTAAAAAAGTACCTGAAATTCCTAATTCCCCATCATTATCATCAAAGCTATCTACAGCAATAGCAACTTTAAATTTTCTAGCTCTAAACTTATTTTCTTCAGAAGACTTCTTATCTAAATCAACTATTATATACTCTGTTTCTGTATAAGCGCCGGTTAACTGCATCTCTCCAATATTTCTTATATACTCTATTGCTTTATCAGAAGCTATTTGATCTGTATTAAATGATGTTGACCACTCATAACCTGTTACACTTTGACTAGAACTTGATTGATTTATATACCTCTTAGAAGTTGTTTGAGCTGAAGGACTTTCATTTAGTTCAGTAAATCCTGCTCCTAATAGTTCAAAAGCTTCTTTGACTTTTAAGTAGTTAGCTTGTACTTTTCTTTTTCTAATATCCATTTAATTCATTCCTTTCTCTTAAAATACTTTAATCTTAAATTTATTTGATACTGCGCAGTATCTTCTGTTACTGCAAAAGCATATCCAGTACTTGTGACCTCTATGGATAAAGGTTCTAATCCATTATCAAGTAACGGAAATATCCCTTTATCATTATTGTTTTCTATCCAATCCGCAAACTTTTCATAAAATCCACTATTATCTATATTCTGCAATACATCAATCCCATAAGGCTCCCTAGAAGTAAATATAAAAGCATATTGTCTTATACTATCACCATTAACATATTTTCTTACTATTGGATTTATAGGAACTTCTTCTATAGAATAAGTATCTGGATTACCTTCTAAATAATTCACATTAACTTTTATAGCATTATTGAAGGTATCTAAATGAGGACAATTTCTAATATAATTTCTCAAAGCATCTATTATCATTTAGCTCTACCTCCTACAAATTGCGCTATAGATTTTACTACATCATTACCTCTATCATTCCACATACGCTTATCCCAAAACTTACCTCTAAGTCCCCCTACAGAGTTACCTTCTTTTCCTAACCCTTTATTAGTGTAATATTGTTTTTTAGCATAATCAGAATCATATATTACCTTATCTTTCTTTATTTCAACTCTAATATCTTTAAGTCCACCATGATCATATGGAACATAATTATTCATCCATTTAGCGCATTCCTTAGTGAATTTTTCTTGTGCTTGACCATCTTTATTAAGATATCTTTTTAAAAGAATTTTGCCTGTATCATCCATCTTTATTCTTACATTAGTAGCCATAAGTGCATCCTATATTTAAGTCCTTATAAAACTCTCTTTTCAATTTCTCTTGAATTTCTTCCAAGCTAGTATTTATAGTTCCACATTCACCCATATTTATTGTTATCGGTGTATTAGGTATTAATAATGGTTCAGCTAACGGCTCTATATTAGGAATACTTAAACTCATCATATTAGACTTTGGTAATTCAGAAATTCCACAAGTTATCATTCTTTTATTATCACAAGAATCTTTTTCTTTACATTTGTTACACTTTTCATGCAACTTACTTAATGAACTCATTCTATACCCCCTCTATCTCAAAGTGATCAGATAATAGATTTACAGATTTTATATTTATAACATCATCAAACTCATTTTCTAAATCAGCAATTCTAAAAGGTTTTACTCCTGTTACCTCGAAATCAACTTCACCTTTAACTATCTTGTCACCATTACTATCAAAAGTGAAATATTTATGTCTTTCTTCATCAGATAATTTGTTAAATCTTTTAGGACTTACGTAATTATTTAACTTATCTATAAAAATAAGAGTACTATCAGCCAGTAGTAATCCCTTATCCGATACAGTACCATTCCTTTTACCTTGCCAATTAACGCCTTTTATTACTGTTCTCTGATATTTATCAACTCCGCTACTAGCATCCGTATATCTATTGTATATAGTTATATCTGCATTTTTAAATAAAACTCCCATTACATCACCTCTAATACATTTTTACATATCTAGCAGGTAATAAAGCTTTTACATCATCAGTTATAGTCCATGCCTTTATATCGGAATCAAAAGTAATACTTTGATTGCCTTCACTCTTTGATTTTATTCCTACAGATTTAGTTGAATTAAGTTTATTTGCATTTTCTATTAATTGATCTATAGCCAAAGCATAATTTTTCTTTATATATTCATCACTTAGATTTCTATTTAAATAATTCTTTATTACTAAAATTGCTTTAGCTTCATTTTTCTCCTCTAAAGTCAAAATCACCCCTCCTATATAAAAATAAGGAGGAAATTAATCCTCCGCTATTAAAATGTTATAGTTCCTATTCCTAATTCTTCTCCATGTGGAAGTGTTGGTAATGCAGTAGCAACAGCTTTGGTAAATTCTCCAACTGGATCTATAGAAGTATACGTTCCAACGAATATCTTATTATCTAATATTTCAGCAGATTCCATCTTACCATCACCAATTAACTTAACTTCTTCAGCGGTTAACCCATAAATAGTTTCGCCTAGAGTTTCATCACCAAACATAGCAATTACATTTTCAGGGAAGTATCTTGCAGTCGCAAAGCCTTTAGCAGTTTCCTTTTTATATTTTCCTTCATAAACTACAATTTGTGGTAAATCCAATTGAGCTAATAATTCATTTAAAGCAGCTAAAGTAACAATTTTATCACTATTAACTCCATAAATAGCCTTTCTTACACTAACGCAATTGCAAATAGTTTTAACAACTTTTCTAGATGTCAATGCTCTAGTTGGTCTTGATCCACTTTCAGCTTCCACCGCATCAGCTAATGTAGCTAAATCATCTAATGGAGTGTCACTATCTGGTGTGTTCCATGTAAATGTCTTTTTGTTTCCAGATGGAACTTTATAGTCAATTGTTACTTTCACTTTATTTTCATTAATAGCAATTTTACCTGTAGATAATAGTTCCATTCTCATTGCTTCAACTCTAACTTTAACTGAATCAGTTATTTTTTCGGCATCATTATAAAGTTGAGATAAAACAAAAGCTAACTCTGAATCAGTTCTTGGATTATTTATCTTTATGATTTCTTTTTCTGCTATTTTAATTTTTCTCTTTATAAGAGCTAAGCTTGCTACACCTTTTTCAATTGCTTCTCTTGAAGCTAATTGTGTTTCAGTATCAAAAGCATGAACTTCTGCACTTACAGGAAGTCCTCCTGAACCTAGAATCATATCAAACTCTATATCTTGTATTTTTTTTTCTGGGAAAAGTGATTCTCCTAACATAGGAGCAACCTTTCTTTCTTTAAAATAATTAACTAATTCATTAGTATTAAAAACTTCTTCTAATCTTGGCATATTATTTCACCTTCCTATCTAAATTTTATATTTGGTAATTTTTCTTTAACTAAACCTTTAGCTGTAGGAGTATATCCATCTAGAACTCTATCTTCTCTTAAATAACCTTCTACAATAAGACTACATGGCATATCTCCGTTTGTTACATCAACCGTTTGATAAAGTACTCCAACAGGTGTTCCTGGAAAAGTATCTTCACTACTTTTAACTACAGCTCCTGAAGCATCTATAAAAGCACCTGCTTTTACAATTTTCTTTCCTTCAGCATTAGCATCAACCCCAGCTGATGCAACTGTTGCTGAAAAAGTTACTAAATTCTTTTCAGTAACCAAAATTTCCATATCATTTTCATAATTTATCTTTTTAAAATACATAAATACTCCTCCTTATTTATCGCCCCAAGGATTACTTGGAGCACTTGATTTTGAATTGTTTTGAGCTGCAATAGAAGCTCCAATACTAATTGTTTTTCCATCTGCTCCTTTACCTGGTATATAACTAGATTGTTTCATTTTCTCAGTAGCTATTGCTTCAAGACCTTTAGACCAATCATCAGCTATAGAATCTATAACTTCTTTAGTTTTATCAAAATCTTCACCTAAGCACTTTTCAACTACACTGGCAGGTAATTTTTTATCTGCTGCATATTTTATAGCCTGAGTTAATAGGTCTTTTCTCGCATTAGCTTGTCTTTCTTTTTCTAATTCCTTTTCTAGTTCTAGCACCTTCTTTTGTACTGGATCCGTAACCAAATCTGGATACTTATCCTTAATAAAAGGTTCAAGCTCCTTTTCTAAGTTATTCTCTTTCCAAGTTTTTAAAGCCTTACTATGATACTTGTCATTTTCGCTATCAATAAAAGCTTTAAAGTCTTTATCATTCTTTAATTTTTCCTTAAAGGCCTCTAAGGTAAGTCCACTAGCTTGTAGTGACTTAGCTAAATCACTATCTTTTACTAATTCATCAATATCTTGATCATCAGTGGCTTTTTCAATTAGTTTTAATAATTCTCTCTTTAACATATATCCTCCTTATCCCACAAACCTCTATGAGCCTTGTGACACAAAATTATTTAACTTAGTAATGTATTTTATACCCCTTGTACACATAAGCACACAAGACGATTTAAGAGCAAAATAAAAAGCCTTAGATATTTCTAAGACTTTTTATTAAAAATATTTTGCTAACTTATTTGAAAGTCATTAATAAATTCTAGTTTATTAATTATATTTGAATTACTATCATTAAATAAATTCGATAAATCATATTTATATTCCCAAATAAAATTGCCATCATCATTTTTCAACCCTACAATAAATTCATCATCTTCTTGCCTTATAATATAATCTTCTCTATAAAATCTTAAATTTAAGGTTAGAAAAAGCCTTAAAATTGGCTTAATTACTTCTTGAAGCGGTTCTTGATGCCATCTCCCTATATGATTATCTTTATAATGATCTAAATTAGGAACATTAAATTTATTTATAACATCCTCTACAAGATAATCTCTATCAATTACTTGTTTATATAAAATAGGATTTTTAATTTTAGCTGTTATTAAAATAGAGTATAAATAACTTATTGTAGCTATATATACTGATTTATAATTACCTTCCTCATTAAACTCTTTAATTAATGGAATTAGTAAACTTATATAATAATATGCTTTATCTATATCTCTTAAAGAAAATTTTTCGTTAATAAACATCTCCTTAATAAACATTTTAAATAAGTCTGTATTGTATTTATCTTTAAGTATAATATCGCTTTTATTTTTTATATATGTTTTTAAATTAATTTTGGGTAATTTATAATCTAAATCAAAAAATCTTCTTAAATATCCTACTGTATCCATATTTTGTCCATATATAGTTGATACTGAATGTGACAGTTGTTCCTTATCTATTGCCAAAACAAATATAAAGTTTTCTATGTTAAATAAATGCTTTATAACTTCTAATAACTCTAAGGTAAATGTTGGTCTACATCTATCTAATTCATCAATAAAGAATATTATTTTTTTATTGATATCTTGCTGATATCTAGTCATTTCTTCTTTAAACCTTAATCTAATTGTTTTATCTGCTGAAATTTCTTTTATACTTAATTCTCCCACTTTTTCAGATAGCTTAATCAACTCTGCTTCATTATAATCGCCTAAGGTTACTCCATCTAAATTCAATATACCAGCAGTTGCTAACTTTACACCTGTAGATACAACAGCCTTGCCAAACGGTTTAGCCTTAATTTTTAGTTTATCTATGCCTTTTTTTACTTTACTATCTTCTTCATGAATTTGTTTTTCCATTTCAGAAAATATTGCAAGTAAGGGATCTCTAATATAATCATTTTCCCATGCATTAAAATATAAAGTTTCAAATTTCGAATTGTACTTTTCATCTGAATCCAACATGTCTTTCCACATTGTTACAAATGTAGTCTTTCCAGTTCCCCACTCAGAATCCAATGAAATCACCATTGACTCATTTTGTAATTCTATTATTTTAGTTAGATTTTCTGCTATAACTCTTCTGTTATATATATCTTCTTCAAATGTATTTAATCTTTGTTCTATACTTCCCATGAATTAATCCCCCTAATTTAATAGTGTTATATAGTTTGTTTGCATAACATAAGTAATATTATACCATTATTCTACTACAGTATTAAACCCTCTACATAAAGGATGAACAACTCCAGGAGCATCATCTAACTCAAATACTTTACCATCTAACTCCCTACATTCATCACAAATTCTATTATCGAAAGTTTCATTTCTTTTTACTTTTTTAACTCCAGTTTCCCTGCAATATCTTTTGAATGCTTCATCTTCACACCTTGAAACTTCTGTTTCTACTAACCTTTTACTATTATAAGCGCTAGTATTAAAAGTCTTTTCAATATCTTTTCTTATTTGATTTACATTTATTTTTCCTTTTAGAAAGTCTTGTACTTTTTTATGCAAATGATTAGCTACTTCTTTTTCATTATTCCAAACTCTATCGGAAAAATGTTTACCCTTAAAATTACTTTCTATTATCTTTTTTACATCTTTCAAGCCTTTGTTGTAGTTATAAAAACTAAAAGTTTCCTTGACTACAGTACTTAATAATTCTTCAATTATTTTTTCTTGAGAAGCTGCTTCACCTTTTGCTATATCATTTACTAATTTAGACATCTTATTATATTCTTTCTCAATAGTTGCTCTATCCATAACCATAACATCATTAGCTATTGTATAAGTTAATAAAATATTAGCTACTTCTTGTAAAAGTACATCTCTGTTAAGTTTTTTATGTTTATATATCTTTTTTAATTGTTTTTCTGCTAATTTATAAAGGCTTTCAATGAATAACTCTTCCTTAGTCATTCTCATCACCTAAATTATTTAAATCTATTGGAATCTCTTCCTTTCTTTCCTTCTTAACCTTCTCAGCTTCAGCTACAGTATTGTTTATAAAACTAAATCTACCTCTAGCGGTATCTTTAGATATTATATCCTCAGGTAATTGTGCTAACATTTGAGCTGTTGCTAAATCATCGCTAGGTATATTAGGAGTATAAAGAGCTTTTACATCCTTATAATCATAAATTTTATTTTTCTTTATGTCTAAGTATTTAAATAAAAACCTAATTCTATTTTTAACTATGTTTTTGTGAGATTTTATTTGTAAGCTACATTTATTTTCAAGAACTATTAGCCTTGACCTTAATGCTATACCAGATAAATTACTTTGCATTTTCTCATTATGATTAATATGACAAGCTAATTGATACATTGTATCTTCATATCTATTTAAAGTATTTTGAATAAATGTATCATTAATATTTTTTATCAACCAATTAGCATCAGCTTTATCTCCTGGTAGTTGCAAAATCCCTAATTTTTTCATTTGAGGAATATCTTCTTCCTTAACTTCAGCGTTTTTAAATAATAAATAAGCATTTCTAAAGTCACTTATTTCATTTCCAATATCAGATAAATTAGTTTCAAAAGCATCTTGAAGTCCTTTCAAATCTTTATATAAGCTATCATCGTAGCCTTCTTCTGTTAACTCTCCTATAGAAACTGGAACTTCTCCAAATATATTGACACTCGGAGCTGATATTTCATTAAACTTATTGTCAAAGTGATATATTTTATCAGTAGTATAAACATCTATATAAGAAGTTGTTGTATCAAAGTCATTTTTAAAAGAATGAATAAAAAAAAGAACCTTCTTTGAAGATTCATCATAATACGCATATCCTTCTGTAGGCTTAATTATTTTACTGCAAAAATCAGCATTATCATCATAATAATAAAGCTCATAAACTTTTGTGAATATAAGCAAATACTTCATTAAGTCAGTATCATGTAACTCATTCCAATGAGCTGTATAGTACTCTATATCCTTAACTACATTTTCATTTTCTGTTCTAGATTCATAAGTTATTTCATTTCCTACAGTATAAGCAACTTCTTCTTTTATAAACTTTTTTATATAGTTTGTATTTATTTTAAGATTAGATCTCTCCGTTACAAATAAATATTTTCTTATTGCATCTGTATCACCTTTGTAGTACCTATACATTTTATCATATATATTTTTATATACATGATATGATCCATAAGCTTTTTTTACTAAATTCAAATGTTCAGTATTATTAAGGTCTAATCCAATTTCTTTTTTAAATAACTTTTTAATAATTTCATTAATTTTCATATTTCACCTCCTACAATCCAAGTTTTCTTCTATCTAATAATTTTACTTTTCTAACGACTTTAATTTCATCAATTTTTAGCCAAAATTCAGCAGATACGTCAGCAGCATCATCGTGTACTGTAAACTTTTGACCTGCAAATTCCATAAGTTGTTCTCTAAACTCCATATCTTCTTCTGCAAAAATAAAAGTACCATTATTCACATATGGTACTATCGTTGAGATTTTATCATCTTTATTTCTTCTTTGCATTTCATTTATTATTTTTATATTTCTATATTTTAAAATATAATGATCACTTATAGCTTTTTCAAGCTGGTTTGCATCAGCTCCATTGAAAGTATTTTTTTCTATATTGACATGAGTAATATCTTCATATTCAAGCAAATAATCAATCATTTTTTGAATATATTTATCAAATTCTTTTCTAGCATTTATTTTTTCCAACTTTGATTTTCTAGCATATTTATTCCCATTACTACCTTCAGAACCAACTAAGAATGCACAATAGTCATTATTGGCTCCACCACTTGCAGCTGGATCCACACAAAGCATTGTTTTTGTAAATTCATGAGTTTCTATAATATTTCTAGGCTCAGTATTTACTCTTTTAAAATACTTTTCTCCTATAGAATCTACATCCCCTTGTACCTCTTGTTTAAAACTATTAGGATTTTCAAAATAATCCAGTGCTAGTTCTAAGCAATCCCAAAATTCACTCCACAAAGTAGGAAACTGCATTTCTTTTTCATGTTTATAATAAAATTCTTTAGCATCTTCAAGTCTATCCTCATTTTTAAAGTCATGTAAAATCTCACTAAATTCCTTCCATGGTCCAGTTGAGAAATAATAATCTAACCCGTTAACTTTTTCGCCTTTTTCATTAATAAAATCATCAATAAGAACACCTTTATATTTTTTAAATTTCCATGTAGCTGATTTAAGCAATCTAGAATAGAAACATTCCTTATGTTGTTGAGTTCCCCAAGCTAAAAGAACTGTACCTTTTTTTATAACTTTACCATTACGTTTTACAGGTCTTTGCTTAGCAAACTTAACATCATCAGAGTATCTTTTCCACTTTTTAAGTCTAGCTTCTTCTGTTCTAACATCATCCTCAGATTGATAATCATCAAGTATTATTAAATCTGGCCTAACATTTTTATATTTTCTACCTCTCATTGGAGAACTTGAAGAAATGGCTTCTATAAAAGTTCTATTAGTAAACTCTAACTGAGTAGAGTTACAAATAAAATCTCTATTTTTATCATCAAGCATTTTACCAAAAGCACTTTCAATATATTCATTATCAATCATATTATCTTTAATGTCTTTGATAAACTTTTCAGCAGTGGATCCTATATCAGAACATATCAATACATAACTTTTATGTTTATAGGCTACTACCCAACAACTTGGACCTAATGTACCAAAAGCAGATTTACCAGTACCCCGTGAAACTACTCTACCTAACTGCTCCGGTCCAGTACCAATTACAGATTCCTGTATATCTCTCCACATCTCATGATGAAATTCAGCCATTGGAGCTGCAGCATTATCTTCTTTAGGTAAATATATATCTTGTAAAAAATACAGACAAAAAAACTCTAAAGAAATTTGACCTAATTGCCATGCTAATCCATGGTAACCAAACAAATTGTTAGAGTTTTCAATAATTCTATTATCAGTTAATTCCTCAGCTTTATCCTCAGGAATTCCTAAATCAGTATATGATTTTTTTAAGTAGTGATAAAGCAACCATTTATTTCTAGCTTCATCACTCGGGAACTCAAATGGTATATTCAAGCTTTATCACCTCTTCATTTTTATCTATTTTGTTTTAAGTAATTCTGGAAATTCATATATAAACTTTAACAACATACTCGTAAATTTAATAGCAAGTTCAGCCTCTTCTTTTGATTTCATTTCTAATTTATGAGTAGCTTGATTTCCTAATCTTCTAATACTATCCACCCATTCTCTACCATTAGGTGGAATATAACCATTATTATTTAAATAGTCAACATAGTATTCAAATCTCTTTCCTTCATCAGCACCTTTTTCACATGCAATATGCATCAATATTTTTCTACAACATAAAACTGATGATGTAAATGCATCAACTGAAAAACACTTTCTAGCTTCATTATAGGAATTTTTTATATCATCTGGTAAATGATTAACTTCCATACCATAAATAGCTCCTGGAATTTGCTTGTCATATAAAAAATATGTAGGGCTCTTACATATATGACAAATATAAATTTTACCAAACTCACCTCTTCTATAACTGGTTTGAGTACAATTATATCCTTCTTTTGATGATATAGTTTCTCCACAATTATAACAAGTATATGTTTTAGGTTCCATTTTATCGTCAACATCTTCCCAGTACCATTTATTTGTATATAAAAATTCATCCATAAATCTTACCTCCCTTATATAATTCAATATTCTATAAGAGAGTTCAATTTCCTTCTTTATCCGGTTTCAATAATTGCACCATGAGAATTTCTTTTATATCTTCTAGCTTTCATAACTTCTCTAAGATCATCTGTTTCAGTTTCTTTAAATAAATTTTTACTACCACAGTGAGAACATGATATGTACTTACCAGTTTTCAATGTGCTATTTAGTTGTTCAGTTAATAAAATAACTTCCTTACCACATCTTTTACATTTAAAACTAGTATAATACAATCTAATCCCTCCTAAATAAAAAAAAACCTCAATTATGAGAGCTCTCTTAAATCAAATCTAACTAAGAAGTCATTTCGATAAACTTCCTCTAACCTAAACTTTTTATATTTATAATCTTTTAAATATCCTGTAATCTCTTCAAAATCCTTTTCAAATTGATTACTAAACTTTAATTATAACCACTCATGATTTTTTTCCTGAGCTTCCATTATGCATTTAATTATATACGCTAACATAATTAATCCCCCTGTTTAAATAAATCAAAGATACTGAAAGTTGTCTTTTTATAAACCTTATTATAAGCTGCTTTCTTTGGATCTTTTAACCATCCGGCACCTTTCTTTCCATAGCCAGGTATAACAGCTTTTTTAAGTGCTCTTTTAGCTTTTCCAGTAGTTCTAGCCTTAATACTTTTCTTTAGTGAAGGTTTTCTCATTCCTATTTTCATACCATAACCACCCCTTATTATATTAAGACTATTATACTACCTTTTTGCTTATTATGAACTCTTGACTTTTTAAAAATATTGCAGAAATTGTGGGACTGGTCAGCGGGTCCGGCGTACATTCTCATTTTAGAATGTACCCCACCCTTTTAGAGAATAGAGTTGCCTATAGAGAATTATTTCGCTAAATCTCGATTTCACGAACCAACTTCAAGCCACCTATTCAAGCCATTTGTAAGATTCGAAATTTATGTTTTTTGTTTACTATTAATAAACTTTTATTAATAAAACTATTATTTCGCACGTATTAGTACGAAATACTACTTAACAACCTTCAAACTCTTAATTTCTTCTAGGTCCTTCTTCAAGTCATTAACATCCTTATTCTTTTCTTTATCATCACTATTGTCTTCTTCCTTAGCAGTAGTAGGAACACCAAGGGATCTATCTAATAGGTACTTAATAGCATTGTATTTAACACGTTGGTCACTACTTTTATATGCTAAATCAAACATTTTATCTACTAAATTATTAGTTTGATTAATAATTTTATTCTCTGCAGTTTTTTTAAGAGCCTTTCTGCGGGTGTCAAGCTCAGCCTTGAACTCATCATCATTCTCCCATCTATTTAAAGTCCTAGTACTAATACCAACTCTATCGGCAATCTCTGATTTTAACATGGTTCCACTGAGAATATAATCTATTGCAGCAATATGTTTTTCATCTAACATTAATAAATCACCTCCATGTCTAAATGTCTTACATATAAAAAAGAAAAGACATACATAACTGCCTTTTCTTTAAATCTCTATGATACTATAATACACTGTTTAAAATAGCAAATGTTGATAAAAGTTTGACTTTTTATTGATAAAAGTTTGATATTTAGTAATTATTACACTTTTTATATTTAAATACGTAACAAACTAAAAAATATACATCGTTGCTATTACTAGCTTTAAACATAATGTTAAATTATGTATAT